TCCTGAGTATCCAGAATAGTCGTAGTCAATGCGACAGTCGGGCTAAACCCGCCCTTAGAAGCGAGACTCAATGTCACTCCATAAATCTGAGTTCCATCAGTCGCACCTGCTGCACCTGTGCCAGCACCCGGAGTGGCCGCGAACGACCGACCCGGAATACCTGCACCCGAAAACCACGCTGCAAAACTCGTGCCCGGAGCAGCAGCGCTCTGCGTAGTCTGACTGTTCTGTACCTGAGTACCAAGCTGTACAAGCCCTGTACCAGATAAAGAGACAGCCAATGCAGAACTGATCCCGTTTGTGGGATTTGGAAAAGGCATATTAAAATCCTTTCTTCAGAAAAGAAATAGGGCTGAAAGTTCCAGCCCTGATTTCAGTTAGCTGATTGCTGTTGCGGCATCAATCTGGCGTTGGCGAATTGTAGTATCCGGGCCGAGACTTGTAGTGAAATGTACCCGATACGAAGTCCAGCCTGGTATCAACCCTTCAGGGTCTGCAACAGTCGGTGCGGCATTCTGCACGATATTGCATTTGATATTCTGCCATTCTCCGTCACCGTAAGCGACATCGCCCTTCGCTCCGAGATTGATAGCAAAAACTCCATCGCGACCGAAGATGTAGGTGCGCAGTGCTGTCAGGCCAGCAACAGACTTGTAGTTGTTGCTGTTGGTCACGAGATTTGTCTGGAAAAACTGAACGCCAGACGACGGCAATTCAATTACTTCCTCAAGATCCACGGAGACCAGACCATCCATTCGGCTCTGCCCTTCGGCAGTGTGCTTCAGGATGTCGATTGGGGAGTCATTGGAGTTATCCGCCAATACGTCGCCCAATGCGAACGGATGAATCACGCCTGAGAACAGCTTGGAAGATTCGACCATAGGACGAACCGACCGGCCCGCCAGCGACTGAACGCTGTTACGGATTTGGCTGAGAGACAGAGCGGTAAAGCTAGACGTCGATGTCGCAGCAAGCTGCGTCAGGACGCTGGAGTCAATGCTATTAGCTCCGTCGCAAGTTGCGCGAACGAGAGCGGACAAGGACTCACCCAACCGATACGACATTTCTTTCGCCACATTCTCGACGGTATTGTCAATGGCAGTAGCCAAGGACAACGAAGAGAAGTTAGCATAATCGGCATATTCACCAATTGTCGCGGTTGTGGTCAGAACAGACACCGAGATCGGAGACGCGACAGTACCTTCAGTAGTCTGCACTGTGTTCGCAGCCAACGGAACGTACATGAACATCTCGTACTGGTTACCAGAATTCATCGGCAGCTCAAGACGCTCTGCACAACGAACAAATGGTGTCTGTGCCTTCAGATTCTCACGGAATTTCTTGTCATAAAACTTTACCGTGGACTGAGGGAGGTTAGCAAGCTGATTGCCTGCCGGAGAGTAAGACATATTACTACACCCTTAACGATTAACGAGGCTGCTGCTGACGTTTCTCTTGAGCTTCTTTCTCAAGAGTTTCGACCAGCTTTGAAAACCCTGGGGTTGTCATAAGACGACGTTTATATTCGTCGGCTGACATCCTGTTAATCTGTGCCAAAGTAAAAGCAGGCTTCTCTACAGTCGAAACTTCGACTCCAGTGTTTGAGGCCACGCGGCTATTCAAACCAGAAGGTACTCTTGCTTGGCTCTTTATTTGCGGTTGTACAGGCTCGTCAATCCGGGCGGGCTGTACTACTGGTACCTGAGATTCTGGCACCGTATTCTCTACAACAGGCGTCGATTCTACAACCGCTTCGGGCTGTGGAACAACTGCTACTGCTGCGGGAGCTTCCTCACGCACGATAGGAGACTCAAGAAGCAATCCCGCTTCTTTCGTCGTCGAATAGGCTAGTGCAAAATTCCGTGCAGTCGGGTTCAGCCCATTCTTTAGAACCCAATCACACAATAGCTCAACATTCTCCTGATGAGCATAAAACTCAGGAGTCTGATTAACAAAAATTTGGAAGTTAACATATGCGTCATTCTGTTTGACGCGTTCATTCAACTCTGCAACGGTTTTCTGCATGTCACCATAACCCGCAGATTCAAGAAGTCTATCTCGGGCTGCTTCACATGTCTCTGGGTTGGCCAATTGCTGGGTCAACTCAAACCGCTCTTCGGCTGTCAAAGGTTTCCGCTCGAACGAAAGGGCCGCTGGCAACTTTTCAACATCTGTCGGCAGAGTGACAGCATCAACAATACCAAGACGCTGCTTACGGGAGACCTTGCGCAGCTCACGCTGCAAGTTAGTGTTGATCTCCGCTGATTTCTTTTGGAACTCTTCAATCGTCCGATACTTGATAACTTGTTTGCCGCCCATCGGACGATCATGTTCGTCAGTCGGCTGCCAAGAATAAATCAATTCAGGCAATTCCGCTACAGGAACAACAGGAACAACAGGCGTCACAATAACTTCAACTGCCGGGAGTTCAATATTACCTACAACTGGCACTACTGGTTCTACCAGGACTACAGGAGTTTCTAACGGATTCGCCCGCTGGATTCGTGGATCGTTCGCTGTCACACTTGCTGCTCCCGATGCTGCCGCTTCAGGATGATTCGTTTGTTCAATCATTGCTCTCCTCCAAATTCCTCTATAGCAATATAATTTTCAGGATTATCTACTGTACCAATATCTGAACTTTGCGTATCTAAGACTTCCAATTCGTGATTCAGTCGATCAACCCATCCCTGAAACAGCTGAGCAGCAACCTTCGCTTTGCGCAGTGCTTCTAATGATGACTTATCATCTGACAAATCAGAACCTAGCGCGACTTCTGTAAACTTTCTGACTTCGTCTCGCCACATCCTCATAATAAGAGCAAATCCTTCGGTTCGCATATACTGACCCAAAGTCGCTCGCTGAGACTCATTCAAAACGAGAGCATCCTGCAATTTATTGTAGTCCGCGCTCAATTTCATATTCTCCTCCAAGAAAACTTTGCTCTGGCTGCCAAAGCAGCCTCAAGTAGTGCGAGACCACACTAGACGTTTACGTAACGACCAGACGCCTATAGGACACTATACGTTTGGTAACTGACCTTCAAGACCGCCAGTGCTCGGCTCACCCTCCACCGTTTCGCTCAGCCCTGAGGCTTTTGCGGCGGCAATGACGAGATCGCGCTTAATACGGTTATTACTTGATTGGTCTTCTAATTGTGATTTTTGATCAAATTTCGTCTGCGAATCTTGCTGCTTGGCCTGCACTTGCATCTGCATTTGCGCTGCCTTGCTATTCGCGGCTCGTTTCTTTTTCATCTCAGCAGTCATCGGCTTGATGATATCAGCACCATTCTTCCATTCGGATGCTTCCATCCACATGGAAATAATCGGTTTGAAATCAATAAACTCTTCATTGATATCCGCCAATGATTCCTGAATCTGAGGATTATCCAGAATCTGAGTCAACATTACCATGCTCTGGGCCATCGTCCGTTTCGCAGCCATGCTAGAACCAGCAAGAACTTCGAATGTAAACATCGCATCCCAATACTCTTGCATGTTCAATTGGCTGGCGAGTTTATCACCCATTTCTTTGCCGAGAACATGAATGATATGAGCATCGGACATCTTCGTAAAGACGATCATATCCAAAATGCCGAGGAACGGTTTGAATACTTGCTCAATAAAATTATCTAACGGGCCATCAAGACGGGTTGCGGACGCATTGGCCATGATGGATGAACCACCAGACGTGCGTCCCATACCTGCACGAGGGCCTGCAGTCGATCCCTGCACGAGCATCTGATCTGCACCAGAACTCGATTCGGTTGCAGACTGCGATTCACTCAATGCCTGCCAAATATCCCGAGGAACACTCGGCGTTTCCATTAAGTGAAAAGCCTTGTCGGCTTCCCCATCGACGGTCAATACCTTACCGATGTTCGTCCTGACCATCTGAGTAAGGTTGTTACTATCCCGCCGTTTGACATAAAGAGGGTTAACACCAAAAGACAAAATCTTCAAGATTGCATTAATCGTCCCCTGATCAACACGTTGGTTCTGACCGATAATCAAGCCAAGACCCATGCCATAAAAAGACTTCGGACGATTCCACCAATTACAAGACAAAAATGGCACGACACCAAACTCGTTCTTGCCAGAATATAAAACTGTCGTGTTATTTAGTACCAAAATCTTACGAGTTTTGTCCCAATATTCCAAGACCTCTAACTTTACTCGTTGCGGATCGGGCGGGGCAGTCGTAATTTCTTCTGCATGATGCACTCCACCCTTCATATACATCGTTTGTTCAAGCGAATTGTCAACATTCGGCTGAAGTCCAGCGTGCCAAATACCCGCGAGGTCAGATGGAAAAGTCCAGCCTTCCATCGCCTCTTTCCCTGCTTCCTCCAAAAACTTTTTGAGTTCAGACAACTGATAAAAATCCATATACTGAACGTCGACTACCCAATCAGATTCACGAATATCACCTTTATCTAACTTCGGATCGACAAGAACTTTATCCAATGGTCGCTGCTCAAAAAACGGACACGGCACGATCATCACACTTTCGGTAATGACCGGAGTGACATCTTTCGGCAAATTCGTGACTAATGGATCACTATCTGGACCAGTCGTCAACTTTATGCCTGTCGCCTTGCGCTTTTTAGTCTTGACTTCTTTCCAATCATAACCCCACTTCCAAACCCCCGTTCCGAGATGGGCCATTGTTTCCATGCCCCATTTCGTGTGGGTTTTGAAGCGACACTCATCTAACAGAAACGAAAACAACGCAGTCTTGGCATCAACCACCATCTGCGGTGTACCAGGCCGAGGCCGCAAAATCATAGGCGGATCTGCATAAAACAAACCTTTATACAATTGAGGAATGACAGCGTTACAAATCTTGGCGACAGTAAACCGCTGAACATTCGGTTCGAGAACATAAGTGTTCTCATACGTTGTCAACGGACGAGGCGCTTGAAACAACAGATCGGCATCGCGCCATAAAAGATTCCACTGTTTATTCGTCAGGAAACTTCGCGCAGCCTGTGCGGAATTGACGACAAGTGACAATTCGCCACTTTCATTCTTCAACTCCCCTGTCTTTGTAAAATCATTACCTTGAAGGGGTGATGTCGTTCCAGACGGCTCCAAACCGACTGCATTGGGTGCTAGTGTTTCTGCCACAATATCCCTTCTACCCGAGCGCGTCCGCCAATGGGTCGTAACTAAAATCAACGTCGCCGGAAACTGGCTGACTCGCCTTGACTGCTTCTGGTAAACTCAAGCTTGGATCATTATCCTGCGCCTCTCTAGCTGCGCTCCAATTTTGCTGAGTGTACATTTTAGAAAAAGCTTCGCCGCCATAAATCGCGTCATACTGTTGCTTTTGTTTCAAATCAGAAACAAATGCCGGAGACGCCTGCGTCCTTTTTCCTTCAATATCCGCATAGACAGCAAGTTGTTCAACTAAAATCGACAAAGCAGAAACAATATCATCATGCTGACCTGCAGCAGTGCCAAACTTTTCCAACTCATCATAAATCTTATCAAGACCGACGCACGAATTCGAGAAACACAATCTGTCATCTCCCATGAATCGTAGAACAGGTTTCGCCTTGTAATCTTTCGAGGTCTTCTTCGATCCTTGACCCAATGGCACAAACTCAACACTCGCCCTGACATGCAACTTGTCCATCTCGCGATAAATCTCACGAGTCATCAATTTGACACCACCTGTATCCTCAATGAGAATACGAGTAGGCCGCCACTGATGAACAGTCTGTGCAATCATCTGCGGAAGTTCATAATCGTTGTAGCGATCACGCTTCATGTCAATGATATAAAAACGACCGCCATAAATCAGGGCCGTCATAATGACAGTATAATCCGCCCAATTCTTAGTCGAAAACGCCGTATCTACCGTCGTCACAATCATACCTTGCTGCGGCAACTGAGTTGCATTAATCGTACGCCGAATCATGAGTTCGCGAGGAAATCGTACCCTATGAACCTGTGTCGGATCATTGAGATACTTGATAGCAAATCCATCCGCATCTTCCATCTTCTTATAGCGGAGAAACTCATATGTCAATTGACCCGGTTCGTTGAACCAGAGAACCCAATCCTTCTCAAGCATTTCAGATTCTACTTTACCTGCTTTGACCGTTTCTTCATTCGGCCACCATGCAGCACGCAAATAGACTTCTTTTCGAATCGGCTCGCCTTCTTTTTTGCACTTGGCAATAAACTTTATGTCCTTGCCGTAAGTGTCATTAGCGTCGTACCAAGTTCCGATTTTGTCATGAAACCCGTACGGATGAAGCATAGCGTCATTGACGACAACTTGCTTGTTGATATTTATAATTCGCTCAGGCGTTCGGCTATTCTCGTTAGTGACGACGTCATCTAACTTCATAACGCCAACGTGCCATCCCGAGAGGTTCTGATCAATAGCGGCAGCAAACAATGTGCAAGATTCAGACGACACAGGTGACTTGAATTCATACGCCCTACCATCGTCTTCAGGGATACAATGTTCAGGAAATAAAACCTGAAACATATTGACCGTAGCGTCATGATCCCAACGAGGCTTTGCTGATTTCTTTGTACTGAAGAGATTGACCATTTCTTTATCGCCTGTATCGATAAGGGTAAAATG